CAGCACTGTTGTTTGCTAAGGCTCGCTGACCGTTGCTAATGTACCACTCACCGTTCTTAGCGTTAGCCATACGATTGTCAGTAACATTGCTCAAAGAGATTAGGGCAGACCTACGGACACCACCAACAACTACAATGTCTGCAATCTTACACACTAAGTCATGGCACTCAAGGGACGTTAGCTTGCGCCCTGCTGCACCTTTGAACAAGTCCACTGAGAAGTTAAACAAGTCAGCCAAAGGTTGTGGCCCACTGGCTCTACCGCCAAAGGTCTTGAGTCTAGCCCCTGCCAACCTAACCTTAGTCAAGTCACACTTAGGAACCTTACCAGCGTACAGGAGGCTTATAAGCTCTCTGAAGGCGCTTGCCCAGCCTACCTTACTGTCGGACACCACAACGGTTGTCTTTGTGTCATGGAAGCTGTCAGCAACCACAGGGAGCTGATTAACGTAGTCCCGCTCAACGCTGAACCCTACGCCCGTACCGCACATGAGAATGTACATAAGCTCGTCAAAGGATCTAGGGCTGTCTATGGGCAGGTAGGAGCAGTTAAAGGCTGCAACATTGTCCCGCTTTAAAGCTGCCCCTGCGGTCATCATACAGCGCATGGAAGGCATTACCTTCTGCTCAAAGATGGCGTTGTACAGCTCTTCAGCCATAATGTCGTCTATCTGGTTACGCTCCGTGAAGAAACTAACGTAACGATTAATGGTCTCTTCCCACTCCTCTCTGCGTTGCTCATCGTCCATGTAACGTGCGTATCGTGATTTATGTATGTATTGTTGATATTGATCCATTAGAGTTCGTAGTCCCCTCCAGTTAATAGTGATAGTTTTAATTGATCCAGTAAGAAGTATAAGTCAAGAGTGTCCATATTGGTAGACACCACAATAAACTCCTCCGACTTGACAACACAGAAAGCATCTTCATAGTTTGTTAGGTCTTCCTTCTCAGTAATTGCATTGAATACCAGAGGTACTGTTATCTTGTCTTCGTTGGCCTTCTCACCAAAGTTTCCTTCAATTACTTTCATTCTAGCTCCGACTGTTCTTTGACCATCTTGTTTAAGTACCACTGAGCCTTCTGCAAGTCCTGTAGCCCGTTCTTGTAGCGCCAGCGATGTAAATACTTTAGCACATTGCCTTCACAGTAGTCAACAATTCCTTCACCTAATTGCTGTTTAATGTAGTCTATGGCTTCCATACCACCCTGATTGTAATGTGGAGGTTTGTTTACAACATCGTTCCACTCCTCAGGTGTAGGGTCAGCCCTGAGCTGCATAACATCATTAATCTTCGACATACAAATCCTCCAACTCTCTAAATAGCTCCTGCTTGTCTATAAATCTATGCTCAAAGGCATCTAAAAGATCTTCAGCAGTTATGTCCAAGACTTCACACAATAAGTCTGCATCGTACTCCTGAAGGATTCGTTCTCTTAACTCATCAATTAGCATTGGCATAGTCAATCAACTCTTGTGTCGTTGCTATTGTAAAATGCTTTAAACCTTCCTTATCACACCACTGTCCCATTGTCATCTTAGCACCCTTCCTTACTTTCTTGTTGGGATCTGACAATACAAAGACCAGCTCTTGGTCTTCAGACAGACAATCCCTAATTGATTTATATTTAAGTGTGTCTCCTTCCCTAAAGAATCCCTTACATTCTACTATCATCCAGTCCTTGTACACAAAGTCAGGCTTGTAATGTCTATGTACCGTGTAGGGCATATCAAAAGGCTCATAAGCCATAAACTTACGGGGAAGGGCTTCAGCAAACTTCTTCTCAAGACCTGATCTGTACCTTCCATAATTCTTAGAAACCATCTGGAACCTCTGATACGTATGGCTGCTTAACCACCTTTGTTAAATGCTTTGGCCCATAGGCGTAGATAAAAGTACGCAAATCGGGGTAACACTTTTCTCTGAATTGACAGTAAGAACAACCAACGCTTAACTTTCTGTTCCCAGACTTGCCGTCGGGTACGTCTTCGTAACAAAACTCCAGAGGCTCTGGCCCCTCTACGAGCTTTTTTACGTGCCTTATTCTTTCAGCTATGTCTCCTTTTATAAGATCGTGCATAGGATCAGACTCATCGTCTAGGTCATGCTGACAAAAGGTTAAGTGACCGTTGGCTTTGTCCATAGCCAGCCATGCAAACTTCCTTTCACCCTCTGAGTGCGCGTAAGCTTTGATCTGGTCTACGTATCCAAAGGGATCATCTTCTGGCACTCTACGCTCTTTAAACTTCTTAAAGGCAAAGCTGCTTGCTGACTTAACGTCCGTTACCACACCGTCGATCTTGCAGTCCATGTGTCCTACAACACCCTCAACCTCACACCTTTTCTGTTCACAGGTGACTTCATGACCAGAGGCTCTAGTTAGGAATAAGACTAACTCCTCAATGACATGCCCGTACAGGAACTTTACTAGGGTGTGAGGCTGTAGTTCTTCACCTTCACTTCCGTGATACTGATTCCAAAGATACTTGTCAGTCCTGCCTATGCTTGACAGGCGCAACCTCCGCGTATCTCTGGGCCTGTCTTTCTTGAACTCAGTTCTCATAAGCTCTTTAATTGATTCCCCGAAAGTCTCTATCTCTTTGTCTATGTCTACCAACTTTGGTACTTCTTTGGTAGACACCAAGCCATAGATGTCTTCTATTAATGTGTCTGCGCCCATGTCAATCCTACCTTATATTCCCCATCAAGAGGACAGTTGAGTTTCCATTCAAGACCCGCTGCCTGAATACAGGATACGGCTAGTCTACCAAAGGTTTCTGTTCGTTCGTTAATAACTTCAGCTTGTATCTCATCATGAATATTACCAACAAACTTATAGTCTATACCCCATATTTTACCGTAATCATCCAGAAGAGTCAAGGCTTTTTTCATTACCAAAGATCCTGCCGACTGTAGCAAGGTGTTTAGGGCTGCGTGTTCTGATCTGACTTGGAGCTTTCTACCGTCAAGCCCGACGAGGTATCCACGCGAAGCTGCTCCTGATACTCTCTCCTTAAGATCTGCGAATGATGGCAGATTATGTAGGAAAGATTCTCTAAGTTTCTTGCCAGTCGCTCTACCTCCTCCAGCCACAGACCCAAGCTTTTCATCTCCTGCTCCGTACAGTAAGGCATAGATGAAAGTCTTTGCTTGATTTCTTGATTCAAGTCCAGCAAGTCGTTGATTTGCCGTGTGGATATCTCCGTTGATAATTTCATTAGTATAGTCCTCATCCTTCATATAGTGTGCCAACATACGTAACTCAAGACCACTAGCGTCACAACCTACGATGCTGTAACCCTCTGGGGAAGTCCAGCAGGATCTACACTCATGTCCGTAGGCTGAGTACATCGCCGGTACTTGAGCCATGTTAGGGCTTGAGTGCGTCATACGGCCCGTTATAGCGCCGTTGGTGTTTATGTAACCGTGAACCCTACCGTCATCCTTAACAGCGTCCATCCAGCTCTGAACTTGAGCTATGCGCTTCTGAACCATGAGGTACTCAGCAATCAAAGCAGCCTCAGGTATGTCCTTAACAGTACCCAGCACTGTTTCATCCATGATGGCATGTCCCTTGTCAGTAAAAAACGTAGGCTTCCATCCAAACCCCTGTAGGTGTCTACTTATCTGCTGTCTTGATCCTAAGTTAAAAGGGGGATAGTCCACGCGAGAAAACCAGCCAGCCACATTCTCAGACTGATCCCCCAGAAACTTTAGGCCAACCGCAGAGAGCGTACCGTCCTTCTTAATCTTTGGAGTAACTTCCTTAATAAAAACAGGCAACGGAATAAAAGTTTTCTGTACAGTTTCTTCAAGCTCATATTTCTTCTCCTTCAATAATGCTATCAAATCGTTAGTATGTTTCTGGTCAATCAACCAGCCATTCTTAATCTGCTGCTGAATGACTGTCTGAACGTCATGCTCAAGCTTTACGGACTCTTCACTGAAATATTCCAGCTCGTCCTGTAGGCACTCCAGAACACGCACAGTGACCGCTACGTCCTGCTCACAGTACTTTACCATCTCGCAGCTTAACTGTGACCAATCCTCATGGTCGCCTTTGGGGAAGCCTAAACGAGCACCCCACTGTCGTAGACTGTGACCAGCTTCTCTGGATGGGCTGGCGAGCCTTGACAGGACTAACGAATCCATAAGCTCGTAGCCAGACCAGTCAATACCCCACAGTTTAGACATAACTGGATAGTCAAAGCCTATGCCGTTGTGGGCTACAATCCTCTGTACGTCCAGCTCTGCTAACTGTGCCTTGAATGTCTCAGCATCGTACACAGTGTCAAACAGATTGGTAGCACAGCACCAGATCTTAGTAGGGTCAAGACCGTCAGTCTCAATGTCAAGTATCAGCGTTTTGTTTAATAAGTTCATGTATTGGT